AATGGATAGGTCGATTAAAGCAAGTGCGGATGCCGAAGTTAAAATTGCTCAAATAACACAAGAGCAAAAACTAGGAATTATAAGCAATGCCCTTCGCACTGGAATGCAATTAGCTGGAGAAGGAACAGTTGCTGGTAAGGCTTTAGGAATTGCAGATGCTACGATTAATACTTATGTGGGAGCGACTCAAGCATTATCTACTTTGCCTCCGCCATTTAGTTTTATTGCAGCGGCAGCAACAATTGCACAAGGTTTATTAAGTGTTAATTCAATTATCAATACACCATTACCAAGTATGCCTGGAGTTAGCGACACAAGTGGAGGCGGAGGCGGAGCAAGACTATCGGCAGCGCCAGTACCTCCAAGTTTTACACCTAATGCCCCTACTTCATTAGACCAAAGTTCAATCAATGCGATAGGCAATGTAAACGCAAGGGCATACGTTGTCGAATCAGATATTACGGGAAGTCAAAAAAGAATAAGGAGAATTGAAAACTCTGCAAGAATTTAAAAACAAATAATATGAAATTACCAATTTATCAATTAGAAATAAGCGAGGATTTAAATGACGATGTCGAAGTTGACTTCGTTGCTTTGGTAGATAGACCAGCAATCGAAAGAGATTTCCTAAAGTTTAAAGAAGACAAGGCTAAATTTGTTATTCAGTCCGAAGATAGAAGAATTGTTTCAGGCGCTTTGATGTTAGCCGACACTCCTATTTATAGGAACGACCAAAATGGCGAGTATTATGTTACGTTTACTGCTCCAACAATTGAAAAGATAGCACAAAAGTTTTTCAAGAAAGGCTATCAATCAAACGTAAACTTAATGCACGATGAGGCTTTGGCAGTTGAAGGTGTTACGATGTACGAGTCTTGGCTTGTTGATTCATCGAGAGGAATAGTTGCAATGAAAGGATTTGAAGATGCACCTGAAGGCTCTTGGTTTGGAAGTTTTAAAGTCGAAAACGAATCAGTTTGGAATAAGATTAAATCGGGAGAGTTCAAAGGTTTTAGTGTTGAAGGGGTATTTAACTACAAGAAAGAAAAGCAACCTATGAGCGTTGAGGAATCCTTGTGGTCTGAGATATGTTCGATATTAGAACAAGTTAAATGATAAAGTATTAACTAATCAGTATTTATAATCAAACAATAGTAAAAACAATTTATGAACGTTTCAGAAGCAATTGAAAAGATTAAAGTTATGTTAGCCGATAACTCGGTTGAGCAAACTGAAGAAATTGCATCAGAACCAACGACAGAATTGGTATTCGAAACTTACGATTTAAAAGACGGAAGCAAAATCGATTTATCAGCTTTGGAGATTGGCGGAGATGCAATGCTTGTTGATGAATCAGGTAACTCTGTATCTGCTCCCGATGGTGAGTATGAATTGGCAGATGGTACTATGATTACCGTTGTTGGCGGAAAGGTTGAAGGAATTGAAACTCCACAAGCCGAAGCACCAACTTCAGAAGAAGCTCCTATGGGAATGGAAGCAGATTCTCAATTTGATGAAATGAATGCGACAATCACTTACTTGCAAGCCGAGAATGAGGCATTGAAAAACAAGTTAGGAGAATTGGAAAGCAAATTTAATCAAGGATTTAGTGAAATGTTAAGCGTATTGGAAGGATTTTCTAAGACTCCAGTTGCTGACCCTATTCAAAATCCAAAAAACAATTTTAGAATCGTTGAGCCTAAGGCTGACAAAATAGAGCGATTCTTGGAAAGAGTTAAAACTTTAAATTAAAAATTTTAAAAAACAAAAATTATGGCATTTGTAGTTAGTTCATTAACGGATTATGCTAAAGAAAATGAAGCGTTATTAGTAACATCTTCAGTTCTTGGCTCAAAAACTGCTTCTTTGATTAAGTCTCAAGGAAACGTATTAGTTGGAGTAAAATCTTCTGAGAAAATTGGTATCATGGATACTGATGCTTTCTTCCAAGATGATAGCGATTGCGGTTTTAACGCATCAGGTACAACTACTTTCACTCAGCGTAGTGTAACAGTTGGTAAAATTAAGGTACAAGAGGCGTTATGTCCAAAAGGATTAGAGTCTAAGTACTTACAAAAAGCATTATCTGCTGGAAGCACTTACGATTCAATCGCTTTCGCTGCTGATTATACTTCTAAGAAAGCCTCTCGTATTTCTTCTCAATTAGAAACTGCTATTTGGACTGGAGATTCTGCTTCTGCAAATGGTAACTTGAATAAGTTTGATGGTTTCGTGAAATTAGTTGCTGCTGCTTCTGCTTCAGTTGTTCACGCTAACACAACTACTTATTACGGAACTCCTTTGGCTGCTTCTGCTGGTATCACTACTTCAAACGTGATTGCAGTTTTAGATTCAGTTTACAAGGCTATCCCAGCGCAAATCGTTGATAAGGATGACGTTGCTATCTTTGTTGGAAACGATGTATTCCGTACATACACAATCGCATTGAAAAATGCTAACTTGTTCGCTTATACTTTTGATGGTCAAGCAACTGGAGAATTAACTTTGCCAGGTACAACTATCAAGGTTATCGCAGTTCAAGGATTGAACGGAACTTCTAAGATTTATGCTTCAAGAGTTTCTAACTTGTTCATCGGTACTGACTTATTGAACGAGGAGGAGCAATTCGAATTGTTACACGACCCTTATGCAATGAACATTAAGTTTATGGCAGCATTTAAGTTCGGTGTGCAGTTTGCATTCCCTGACGAGATGGTTGATTTCATCTTAGCTTAATAATCTTACAAATAAGTTCGGGGAGTATCGCTTGGATGCGACTCCCCTAATTTTAACATTTTAAAGAAAAAAATTATGGCTTGCGCATTAACTCAAGGATATTCTTTGGATTGCCGTGATTCTTTAGGTGGAATAACAGAAGTTTACTTTATTGAAAAGGGAAATATTAGTGCAATTACTGAGGCTTCGGGTTCGGTTTCTGCATTGACTAAAGTAGCTGGTAAAAGATTTTGGAAATATGAGTTAGTACCTGGTACTGCTTCTTTGACTGAAAACGTAAACGCAAACGTTCAAAATGGAACGGTATTCTACGCTCAAGAATTGTCAATCATTTTAAATAAATTACAAGTAGCAACTCGTAACGAGATTTTATTGCTTGCTAAAAATACATTGATAGCAGTAGTAAAAGACAATAACGATAATACTTGGTTGTTAGGTCGTGTAAACGGAATTAACATCACTGGAGGAAACGGTGCGACTGGTACTGCTCAAGGTGACCGTTCAGGATACACATTGACATTCTCTGCACAAGAGAAGGAATTAGCGCCAACGGTAGCTTCAGGGGTATTCTCTGCATTGACTACTCCAGGCGCTTAAGATAGTCGTTTGGTTGACGGGTAAGGGGGGAGCAGATGCTTCCCCTTTTTTTATATAAGAAATTTTGGTAATGCTATTTATATTTGATGATACATTTAATCAAAGGCCAAGTCAACAAAATTATATTAACATTAAGCGAGAAGGCAACTCTTACTTCGCCTAATTGGTTATTCTATTTTAAGTCAAGAAATACAAATGAAACGGTGGCATTCGTAATTTTAAATAGTGCCGATTTATCTACATACCAAGAAAGATTTAACGCTTTTAATATAACGGTTAATTCCTATTTTACGGGCAAATTACCTGGCGAATGGTCATATCAGATATATGAGCAAACATCTACTTCTAATTTAATACCAGCAAATGCAACTTCAATGGTTGAAAGTGGACAAGCGACATTAAATGACACAAGTCAATTCAGTTTTACAACATATAGCAACCAAACAAACACTTACAAAGTAAGAGATATATGAGCAATCAATTAATGGTTTTAACTTTTGCGGAGGCAAGACAACCTGAATATCGGGAGAAGAAAGGCGAAGGAGAAGGTTACATTGAGTTCGGTAAAAAGAATGATTATCCAAACTACTTGGTCGATTTATTTAATAAGTCTGCCAAGCATAATGCTATAATCAAAGGCAAGGTCAACTACATAACTGGGAACGGCTTCAAAATTAAAGAGGGGACTGACCCTATTGGTGAACAATTCATCGCACAAGCTAACCGAGTGGAGTCGTTGACCGAAGTATTAAGAAAGGCATCTATTGATATTGAATTATTCGGAGGCGCTTACTTGCAAATTATTTGGAGTGTAACGGGTGAAAATCTTGCTGAGGTTTATCACGTTGATTATACGAAGATTAGAACTAATGCTGACAATACTCAGTTTTGGTATTCGGAAAATTGGGAAGATAGAAAGTACAAAAGAGAGGTCTTTAACGGGTTTAATTCTCAGTTAAGACAAGGTACTCAGATAATGTATTTAAAGGAGTATCGCCCTAACTTAAATG